GTTTTAAAAGAATATTACTGTACAAGTAGCCGTCTTTCATGCTTTCTAATATCTTCAACTCATCGCTATCAAAGAAATTATCTTTAAGTCTTAGATAGTAATATTTTTTGTTATTGCTCATAGGCACTATCTACCATAAACGTGATCACAAGCGGTTTCTTTATACTGTGGTTTTACTTCCATAATTTCACCAGCACTTACAGGCTTAGCTTTTGGTTGTGTTTGCTTAATCACATCAAGCACATCTTTTAATTCTACGATTTCACCATCATATGATTTATATGTACCTTGCGCTTGTTCTAATTTCGCAATGCGTTTCTTCACGTACAATTCAACTACATCAATTCTTTTCATATTCATCATTCCTTTCCTTAACGATTTCTTGTAATCGCTTTCTAACCTCTTTAGCAAACACCCCATGTGCTATTGGTATATGGCAATGCACGCACAAACAAGCTAAGTTATCCATTGTGCTTTTTCCTAACTGTGAACGGAATACAATATGATGTATCGCTATACCCTCATGACCGCCACACAGTACGCATGAATAGTTATCACGCTCTAGCACTTTAGGTCTATTTTGTTTTAGTAGCTTTTCGTCTTCACGTTTTCTTTTGTTCACTCTCCCACTCCCTAACTAATGATTGGATATAATCGCTATCATCAAGTTTTATTCCAAGCTGGTTGCACTCATCAACTAAGCAGTCAATAAGCCGTTGCATTTCTGCAGTTGTATATACCGATGAACCGTGGTAACACATTATGTTGTGATACCCTTTTAGACTTTGGCATTCGCCAGCATCTTCCGCTAACCAGCCTAGTCCGTGTCCCTGCCATATTTGAATGTATCTTTCTATGGCATCTTCACGTACTGGTACGTAACTAAAGTGGCTACAATCTTTGATTGCTTTCCGGTACACATCCTCTTTTGATGTGTACCCAGTCTTGCTTAATTCTTCCGCTATCTTTTGACATAGAACCCAGCAATAAGCATTAGCGTTCATACTGCGTGATTTTGATCTCTTTTTAATCTCTATCACGTATTCTTTGTCTTTATCTAGCTTGTTTAGATCATTGTCATGTGGTGCTGGTATTACTACCATTACACCTAGTGGACCTCTTAACAGTCCTACGTTAGTTGTTGTCCATTTCATCGCTTAGCATACCTTTGAGCATTCACCCAATTAAACGCTTGTTGGTAGTGTTCTTGTGTTAGTTCAGATGGTTTCTTAACCTTTAATGTTTCCGTTACATAATGGACTAAATCTTCTTCGCTAATACCACCTTGTGTGGCTCTAGCTTTTAGAGTTTGCCAGTTATACACAGTTTCTTGTGTTTGTTGTACTGGCTTTTTGCTATTGTCCATTGTGTCAGCATCTTTAGTATCATCGATGCATAACAACGCATTGAGTGCGTACTTTCTAGCGTAAGATGATGTAGCACCTGTAATTTGGCTTTCATCCATACCTTTTTTTGTATCAGGTTCTCTTGCATATGCAGTCGCACTTACAATCTCTCTACCATCAGTAATTTTTGCGGTAGCTTTTACATAGTATCGCTCACCAATTTGTACGATTTCATCATCAATAAGAAGTGCTAAGTCATGTTCTTTTAACAATGGTTTAACACCCTCTAAAATGTCCTCACAACTGCGGTAGTTGTATTTACCAAAGGAATTGTATTGTCCTTTAGGTGCTTTCAACTTATGTTGAATATCACCAACCCTTTGAATTAAAATTACTTGGCTATCAGTTATTTTTTCTATGTTTTCCATGTTTCACCTAACCAATCTGCAAGTTCATGTGTTTTTCAATTCTTGCACCAGCTACTTCTTGTTCTGCTTTGATTGCTTTCTTGATTGCAACCTTATCGGCAGTAATTGTTGTTTTTCTAAACTCATCAGGCAATGCATACAAATCATCAATTTCTACTGTTTCGCTTTCTTTGTAGTAGCATTTGAATTGTCCAACTTTCTTTTCTGTTAGTTGGTTTTCTTTCATGACATGATCAATGTTATTTTTCAATCGTTCTGTCATGTTTTCTAAAGTCTTAGCTTTAGCACTTAGCCGTTTTGACTCATCCTTAAACGCTTGAATATCGCCTTTTAAGTTACGGATAAACATTGCAGTATTTTCGATTTTTTCATCAATGCTGCAATCTAACATATCCAAAGTATCTTGGATGGCTTGCATATCCTCTTCGGTTTCAGCCACCTCTAACATCGCTTGCAACTCTTTATAATCTTTATTTAGTTCATATAAACTTGGCATTTAAATTCTCCTTATACTTGTGATAAAATATAAGTAGAGATATTTCACATACTCTCTACTAAGTCCGTTGAAACTTCTTCTAAAACTTTTCACAACGGACTTTTTTATTTTCATAAAACGCTATTTCTTCTTCCCATTTACTACTTAGTAACCACATCGTTACACCTAACAGGCTTTGACAAATGAATGTCCACATATCGATGTTATCTAGTTCTAAGCTACCCATACCGCCTACCACTAATAGTGCGGATATAATTTTCATTCCATAACACAACTTAATCATTAATATCTCCTACAATCACTAGCATTTGGCTGGTGATTTTTTTTATTTCACTCTTTAGCTTATGGTTTTCTTTCTGTAAGCTATCAACCTCTGCTTTCAACTTCCTATATGCCATTGGTGTATATTCATCATCTAGTCCTATAAGGCTTTCAACTTCCTTTTTGCTGAACCTAACTCCAGCTACACCTTTTATCTGATGAAGTATGCCTTGATTTCTCATGTTGTATACACTTGTTTCTGTACATTTAAAAAGTTTCGCTACATCTGATACTGTGTAAACTAAACTTTCAACTTCACTCATATATCACTCTCCTATAGGAATTACAGTTAAACTGTAATTTTAGTGTAAAAAAATATTACAGAAAAATAATTCTGTGGTACGGAACACCATAAAGATTTTCAATCTTTTTCAATACATGAACATCTGGGGAAGATTTCCCTTTCTCATAATTGATTAGCGTATATTCGCTAATACCTAGCATTTCTGCTGCTTTCTTCTGAGTTAGTCCAGCATTTACTCTAGCTGCTTTCAAGGTCATTCCATCTTGTACAAAGTTCTCTTGTGTCAATTTATCACCTCACTTTATCTATTTGTTAATTGCATTGTATTACAGTTAAACTGTAATGTCAACAGTTTTTCTGTAAAATACGAAAAAAATAATTGATTTTTTTACAGTTTAAATATATGATATAGATAGTAAATAAAAAATTTAAAAATCACAGAGAGGTGAAAGCAATGAGTGATTTAGGAAATAAAGAAATATTCGCTAAAAACCTAAGATATTATATGAATTTATATAATAAAACTAGAAATGAAGTAGCCAATGATAACAACGTATCATATACAACTCTTGCTAGTTGGTTAAATGGTGATAACTATCCACGCATTGATAAGATTGAAAGATTGGCTAATTACTTTAGAGTAAATAAAGCTGATTTAATAGAAAACAAATACTCTGACAAAGAACCATATTATAATGATCCATCTGTTACAGAATACGCACAAGCCGTAAAAGATAACCCAAATCTTAAATTACTCTTTGATGCAAGTAAGGATATGTCAAAGGATGATATTGAATTTGTAATCAATACTATCGAAATGTTAAAGAAACGTGAGGGCAAATAATATGGAATTACTATTTTCTGTTATATCTATTGTGGCTTATTTCTTTGGTTATCCTACTGTTGCAGGTATTGTAGGTATAATAGCCACTATATTATTTATATTATTCTATTCTAAGCAAAATAAACCTTATGCAGTTTTCGTTCCGTGGTTAATCGTTTCAATTCTACTAAATGTATTATTTATTAATTACAAGCCTAACTTTATATTAAGCGTAGGTATTGTTTCTTCAATGTCCATATGGCTTACTTCTGTTTTGGTATGGTTGTTTAGTTTGATAAATAAATAATGTGGAATTTTATACACATATAATGAGATACAATAACCCCATAAGGGGGAAATGTATATGAATATAGTTTTGATTTACACCAAGTTAAGACCAACTCAAAATGCAGTACTTACTTTAAACGATGATGGCACTTATACCATCTTAGTTAATAGTGATAAGCCTATCGATGTACAACGTAAAGGTATATTACATGAGATAGGTCATATATTACATGATGATATGTATAGTCATGCTCATATTGATTTAATTGAACGCATGGCACACGCAAGGGAAATAGAGTTTGAGGGAATAAACTTCTACACGCATATATTGTGAGGTACATTATGCAATATAACTTCACCATAAGAAAAAAAGACAAAGGCTTTCAAATCATAGTCGCATACAAAGACGGATATAAGTGGAAACAGAAATCTAAGCAGGGTTTTAAAACTAAACGTGAGGCTAAGGAATACGGACACGTTATAGTAAAGGAATTAGATAAAACCGCACTCTTAACCAAAGATACAGAATTAAAAGAATTAACATTCAAGGAATTTGCGGATATGTTTCTTGAAATAAAAAAGGCACACGTTACGCATAGTACATTAACAATGTACAATCACGCTATATGTGCTTACAATTCAATTCACAATATGAAATTGTCAGATGTTAAACCGCTACACATTCAAAATGTAGTAAACAAAATGGCTACATCACCTACTACTATTAATTCGTATTACAAAGTAGTAGAACGGATATTCTACATAGCAATAAACCCATACAAGATTATTTCAGATAACCCATGTACTGGTGTTAGGTTGCCACGCATGGAACGTAAGAATATGATCCATACAATATCAGATGAAGATTTAAACCAGTTCGCCAAATACATGAGGGAAAAATATCCACAAGCCTATTACTTTTTACAGATAGCTAGATATACTGGTATGAGGTTTAGTGAAGTATACGGACTAACATGGAATGATATTAGCCTAGAAAATCGCCAAATTCACGTCAATAAGCAACTTTCTTTACGTAAAGGTGTAATTACATTTGAGAAAACTAAAACCGCCAATTCGGTGCGAATTTTGCCAATTCCGCCTATATTGGAGAATATACTTATAGAATATAAATCACATGAGTTAGAGTTTGAACATGACCTTGTGTTAAACCCTTACAAAAAGAATGGTGTTAAATGGCAAATAAACACATATCTAAAACGCTTTGGAGATAACCTATCAGCACATAACCTTAGACATACCTATGCTACAAAGCTATTAGCTAATGGGTTAGATGTGAAAACTGTATCATCATTACTCGGTGATACACCAGCAATGGTTATGAAAACATACGTACACTATAATGACGAAATGAAAGCAGCAGCATCAAATGCAGTTGCTAATATTTTTAAATAAAATTTTTGACGATTTTTGACGAATTGCTATTTTAAATTTAAAAAGATACAGTAAATAAGCACTTCTTTAAACTTACATTCTTAACGATCATAAAAGGTTATATTGCTTG